GAGGCCAACCTGATCAAACTCGAAAACACGGCCGACGGTCTGTCCGTCACCATCACCCCGATGCAGGCGACCATCTACGAGGTCGTCTTCCGCGACGAGGAGTCTGGCGCCGAGATCGGTCGTCGGGTGTTCCTCGACGCGCAGCAGGCCAGGGACTTCGCTGAGAAGGTGCTCGGCGCCGAATAACCCAGCGAGACACCAAGAGCCCGCCATGACCAAGACCGAAGAACTCGTGATCCGCAACGTCATCGCCCGGTTGCAGTGCAAGCCGATGTCCAACGGCCACCATCGGGAAACCGAAGACGTGCGCGAGGCCTTGACCGAGACGGCCGGCCTGTACCTCGACACCTGGGTCATCGCCGCCCTGGAACGGCTGTTGCCCGAGAGCCGCGACCCGGTGCTCGCCCTTCGCCTGTGCCGCTGAGGAGCCAACATGACCACCATAGTGGATAAAGACCGAGGATTCGAAGTTGAGATTATTCCGATGCCGGCTGTTGTTTATAAGGTGGTGATGCGCGACACCGATGACAACGAGGTCGTCGCGTCCCGCGTCTTTCTGACCAGAGAGCATGCCGTATCGTTTCGCAACAAGTTGCTTGATTCATGACGCCGCTCATCGCCAGCCTCGCCGGCCTCGTGCCCGAGGAGGCCATCAAGTACCACTGGTTTGAGATGCCTGACCCGGGCCAGCCGGTTCAGGTCGACGCCGAGGTGATGTCTCGGAGACTGCCGTTCCCGAAGGTGGCCGTCGCCTGTCAGTTGGGGAGCAACAGGCTCGTGCTCCTGCTGGTTCAGACCGAGCAGATTACCGGCTGCGTGCCGATGCTTCTCGGCCCCCGCGGCATGAGCTCCGGCAGGGCGTTTGGCTACGTCGTGCAGGACGGCGAGGTCCGCGTCTGGCACCACGACCGCACGCCGTTCGACCCGAAGACGAGCGGGGCGGCCGGGTATGCGCCGCTGATCGCCTCGTTCCTGCGCAGCCTGGACACCGGGCCCGTGGCCGCCTACCAGCCTGCGCTGCGGCCGAACCACGCCAAACGCCTGCGCCAGGGCAGGCCTCCCCAGTACAACTGGGAGACGATCGTCATCGAGCCGCCGCAGCCCAAGGCGGCCCCTCAGGGCGGCACGCACGCCAGCCCCAGGTGGCACGAGCGCCGCGGGCACTGGCGCACGACCCGCTCAGGGACGCGCTGCTGGGTGCGCCACTGCGAAGTCGGCGACAAGGCCCTAGGCGCCGTATTCCACGACTACAAAATAAACCCAGCGGGTTCCTCTGGTATTGCATCATGATCTAAGTCCGGGTTACACTGTCATCACTGCAGCACGCAGGACAGCGAAAAGAAAGCGAATCATGACCAAGCAACTTCTCCGCGCCGAGCGCCAGTACGAGATGCTTCACCCGTCCACGGTGGCGGGCATCCCCTGCATCGTGGGAGTCATCGAACTGTTCACCGACACCAGCGACGGCTGGGCCCGCCCGCAGACGGTGTTTGCGTTCGACATCCTAGATCGCCGGGGGTATCCGGCGCCGTGGCTGGAGGCCAAGCTCGATCACTCGGTCGCCGGCAACGACGAGGCTCGGTTCCTCAGCGAAATCCGCTCGCACTGAAAGGACGGCCATGTACACCCTGAAGATCACTCGCCCCTTGTCCACGGAATGGACACTACGTAGGATCGAGCGCTTCATCCCGGCGCTGCAGGACTACAGCGTCGAGGCTCGGCAGATCATGGTCGACGCTGATCTGCTGCAGGCGATCGAGGACGATAGCGCATTCATGGCCGACCCGCGCATGGTCGACCTGACCGCCGCCGAGCGCCGCGTCTACCGCGCCCTGGTGGCGCAGTGCCGGCGGGTGCGGGCCATTGGCCCCATCGAGGTCATCAGCGACCCTGACGCGGAAATGATCGACAACTTCAGCTGGACCGGCAGCCGCCACCACTACTGAAATGGCCAGTAGCGATGCTGGCCGGAATACCTGAGCAGAGCGCCTGGGATTGAATGGGGCCTTGACGTTACCGGAAACAAGTGCATAATCAGGCCCATCGCAACACAGCAACCCGGAGCAGCAACATGATCACGATCCAGCACGACGGCGACACCTGGAACATCCTGGGTGAGGGCGCCACCCGCGACGGTAAGACGTACTGCCACCTCGCCAGTACCACCCGATTCCGCCAGCAGCGGAACGGGAAGAACCCGGTGCAGATAGGCGACTGGATCGACCACGCGGTTATCCTGGCCGGCGCGCAGCGGACCGAGGAAGAGCAGCGCCGCGCGCATGACTCCGTCCCCGCTGCGTGAGTAGCGGCCTGGGAACCGACCCAGGCCAGTGTTCACACAGGAGAGCCCCATGTATGACCTCAGCATCACCCCGCCCCGCATCGTCAACACGCGCGTGATCGGCCGCGCGCCGGCTCACGGCGACCTGCGCGCCTGGGACGAGGTGTTCCCCGACGGCTCGGTCAAGTCGTTCGAGGAGTTCTACCACGTCATCGTTCTCAAGACCCTCGGCCCGATGGGAACCGTCGGCGTGCGTCAGGTATGAGCACGCAACGAGTCGCCGCCCTTCGACAGCGCCGGGCCGAGCAGGGGCTGGTGCGCCTGGAGCTCTACGTCCACCCGGACGACCACGCTGCCGTCAAGGCGGTCGCCCAGGCGCTGACGCAGCGGCGATCGTCTAACCAAAACTGTGTGCAGCCGCACCAGAAACCGATACAATCGTAATGCCGCTGGGCCCCGGTCATGCATGTCCGCACGGCCGGGTAACCCAGCGGGTTTTGAGGAGCAGAGGAATGGCACGGAATGTCTACGTCGTGGAGGCCGATGGCCTTCCCGCCCGCCTTATCGAGGCAAGCCAGAGCACCCAGGCTTTGGCCTACGCAGCACGAACGACCTATGCGGTGCGCAAGGCCAGCCAGCAGGATCTGATCAAGCTCCTGCCCGCGGGCATCAAAGTCGAGCAATCAGTCCCGGAGCCGGAATTGTTCGAGCCCGAGCCGCAGGTGGCGATCGACCCGGCCGGCAACGTCGTCTCGCTGGCTGCGTGATGAGCCCTTCCGACTGGATCACGATCCCGCAGGTAGCACGCGCCATGAGCGTTGAGCTCGCGCCGCGGGAGGCGTGGTCCATCGGATCGGAGATCGCAACGATGTACCAGCGCAGGGTCGGCGCACAGCCGCCCAAGGACCTGCGGCCGAAGACCAGCGGAAGCGGTTCACACTGCTTCGCCGTCTACCCTCCCGCCTGGGAGAAGACGATTCGTGCAGTCATCGAGTCGCACGTCGCCGATCGCCGACAGCAGAACGCCCTCTTCGAGGACTGACATGGACAGCACCGACATCGAGATCCGCGCCGCCTCCTACTGCCTGCAGCGCACCTGCCACGGTCTGGCCAGGGACTGCGGCTGGTGGACGGACGGCGCCGGCAACAACCAAGCCCACACCTACAAGCCGGAGTTCAGCTACCCCCACGGCCGCAACATCGGCGAGATGCTCTGCCTGATCCACAGTGAGATCAGCGAGGCCATGGAAGGCGCCAGGAAAGGCCTGTACGACGACAAGCTGCCCCACCGCCCCATGCTGGAGGTAGAGCTCGCCGACGCCGTCATTAGGATCTTCGACATGGCCGGCGGACTCAATCTCGACCTGGGTGGCGCAATTGCCGAGAAGCTCGCCTACAACGCCACCAGGGCAGACCACAAACCCGAGAACCGCAGGCAACCCGGCGGCAAAGCGTTCTGATACCCTCAGACTCAGAGAGGTACACCATGGCCAAAACAGGACGCCCCAGCACATACACGCCAGAGATCGCCGCCATCATCTGCGACCGCATCAGCAGAGGCGAATCCCTCAAGTCAATCTGCAACAGCCCAGGGATCCCCGATCAGGTCGTCGTGTATGGGTGGTTGGGGCGCCAGCCCGAGTTCGCTCAGATGTACGCGCGCGCTCGGGAAGATCAGGCGGACACGCTGGCGGACGAGATCGCTGCCTTGGCGGATGAGGAGCCGCGGATGGTCGTGGACGACAAGGGCGTGGCCCGGATCGACTCTGCCTGGGTGCAGTGGCAGAAGAACCGGGTTGAGGCCAGGAAGTGGGTGGCGGCGAAGCTGAAGCCGAAGAAGTGGGGCGAGCGCATCCAGGTGGCCGGCGACGCCGATGCGCCGCTGAAGCTCGACGCCGAGGTCAATGCCGAGAAGCTGTTCAAGACCATCCTGGAGCACGCCCAACTGACCCGGCAGGCCTCGGGTTCATAGGCTCAGGCTATGACGCCGGGCGCCGAGTGTCGAAAATCCCGGGCTGAGACCGGCGGCCCATAGGCAATACCAATGATGCGCCGCAGCAATGCGGCTGACTGGCATGCGATCACGAGACTCCCTGAGCACAAACCACCGGCTGGCCTGGAGGCTGGCGGCCGAGCCGATGACCGCGGCTGAACTGATCGAGGCTGCGCCCGGCACGACGCCCCAGATCCTGGACAACATGGTCCGCCTCAACATCCTGACGCTGCGGGGCGGGCTGTACCGCGCCGTGCCCGGGCTGGAGGTGCCCCAGCATGAGGCGCCGCGGCAGTCGATCCAGGCTGCCAGCGTCTGGGAGTACGCCCGGAGGTGCGCGGCGTGACCCTGTACGCAGTGCCGATCACGTTGACGGAGGCGAAGGCGTTCGTTGAGAGTTATCACCGGCACAACAAGCCCCCGCTCGGCGGGGTGTTCTCTGTCGGGGCCAGCGACGGCCAGCGGCTGGTCGGCGTGGCTATCGCGGGGCGTCCCGTGGCCCGGATGCTGGACAACGGCGAGGTGCTTGAGGTCACCCGCTGCTGCGTCTTGGACGACGCCCCGAAGGGCACATGCTCGTTTCTGTACGCCCGGTGCTGGAATGCTGCTCGGGCTCTTGGGTGGAAGCGGATCGTGACGTACACGCTCCAGTCGGAGTCTGGCGCCTCACTGCGTGGGGCGGGCTGGAAGGTCACGGCCCAGACCGAGGGGTATGACCCGGCACGATGGCAGTCCCGGCCAGGGCGCGAATGGCAGTCGGTGGTTGGGCAGGCGAAGTTCCGATGGGAGGCGGCATGACCGACGACGAGATCGCCGAGTTCATGGGCTGGAGCCGGGAGACGACCGCTCGCATGGCGGGCGACCCCGAGTCGTTTGTCGGCCGCACGCGCAGGCTCGTAGACGAGGCTCAGAGGCGCGAACGGGAGCGCTGGGAGGGTGCCCTACGGTCGGAGTCCAGAACGCCGCCCTGCGCCCTCCTGAAGGCCGGCAGTGGACCTCGCTGAGTCGCTGGAGGCGCCGGACGTACAGGCGGCGCTGAAGGCCTTGCCGCCGGAGAAGCGGCTGGCGTATCTCTGGCGGCTGCGGTGGCTGCAGACGGCGCACGCGCATCAGGTGCTGCCGTCGGGGGACTGGTGGTCGATCTGGCTGATGCTGGCAGGCCGGGGCGCCGGCAAGACCCGGACGGCCGCCGAGCAGATTGGCTGGTGGGCCTGGGAGAGCCCGGGCACGCGCTGGCTGGTGGCCGCCCCGACGTCGTCTGACGTGCGGTCGACGTGCTTCGAGGGCGACTCGGGGCTGATGTCCGTCATCCCGGCGCCGCTGATCGCCGACTACAACAAGGCGCTGCACGAGCTCCGGCTGACCAACGGCAGCCTGATCAAGGGGATCCCGGCGAGCGAGCCCGAGCGCTTCCGGGGCCCGCAGTTCCACGGGGCATGGTGTGACGAGCTCGCCGCCTGGGACTACCTGCAGGAGTCGTGGGACCAGATCCAGTTCGGCGTGCGCCTGGGGGCGAAGACGAGGACGATCATCACGACGACGCCGAAGCCCAAGGACCTGATCATTGAACTGCTGGGCCGGGAGGGCGACGACGTCGTGGTCACCCGGGCGTCGACGTACGCGAACCTGGGCAATCTGTCGGACAACTTCCGCCGGCAGATCATGCAGTACGAGGGCACGACGCTGGGCCGCCAGGAGATCCACGCCGAGATCATTGACCCCGAGGAGGGTGGCATCGTCAAGCGGGACAGCTTCAAGCTGTGGCCGGCGGCGAAGGCGTTCCCGAAGTTCGAGTACATCCTGCAGAGCTATGACTGCGCGACGTCTGAGAAGACCCAGAACGACCCGACGGCGTCGAGCACCTGGGGCGTGTTCAAGCCGGAGGACGGGCCGATGAGCGCGATGCTGATTGACTGCTGGCAGGACCGGCTGCAGTACCCTGACCTGCGGCCGAAGGTGGTCGACGAGTACGAGACGGTATTCGAGTCTGGGACGGACGGCCGGGATCGCAAGCGGGTCGACCTGATCCTGATCGAGGACAAGTCTGCGGGCATCTCGCTGATCCAGGACCTGCAGCGGGCGCATCTGCCGGTGAGGGCGTACAACCCTGGGAGGGCGGACAAGGTGCAGCGGCTGAACATCGTGTCGCACATCATCGCCAGGGGCCGGGTGTGGATACCGGAGAGTTCTCAGCGGCCTGGGTATGTGCGAGACTGGGCGGAGCCGCTGGTGTCGCAGGTGTGTGCATTCCCGCAGACGACGCATGATGACCTCGTTGATACGCTGACGCAGGCGCTGCGATTCCTGCGTGATTCTGGGTGGCTGGAGGTTGATCCTCCGCCGCAGGATGATTGGGACGAGGACGACTACGCAGACACTGGTCGGCCGAAGAGGGAGAATCCTTATGCCGCGTGAGTCGCCGGTGGTGGCCGTTTTGGAGCGGCACGAGATGCTGGACAGGGAGGTGGAGGTGGTGGAACATCTGCCTACGCCGCAGTGCTGGTGTTTCCCGAGGCTGGAGTTTGTGGGCCCAGAGACTGGCAACGAGGTGTGGATTCACCACGAGCCGCATTAGGGGTGACGATGGACTTGATGGACGACGAACTGCGCCGGGTGCTGTCTGGGTCGGTTGATGCCCCGACGGACTCGATGACGAGAGAGCTTGCCCGCCTGCGAGTGCGCGATCGTGGTCCGACGGTGACGGAGAGGGCTGCGGCGTCGCAGCCGTCGTTCAGGATGCCGAGCTCTGGCCGGCGGCAGCCTGATCAGCGCGGCGGTGGGGCGGCCCTAGAGGCTCTTGGCTCGACGATCATTGGCAGCGTGCCTGCTGGACTGGCTGGGCTGGCCGTGCTGCCTTTCCAGGGCCCTGAAGGGGCCGCCAAGACGATCAATCGGGTGCAGGACTACCTGACCATTGACCCGCAGACTGAGGGCGGCGACAAGGCCTTGCTGGGCATTCTCAAGGCGCTGTCGCCATTGGGTGCGCCGGCCCAGGCTGCCGGTGACGTCACGCTGAGGGCGACGGGCTCTCCGCTGCTGGCCACCGGTGCGGAGTTGCTGGCTGACCCCCTGAACCTGCTGGGGATCGGTGCTACTGCCAAGCCTGTTGCGCGTGCGGCTGCGGCTGGTGCCCGGCAGGCTGGGAAGGCGGGCAAGGCCACGGGGCAGAGCCTGGGCCCGAAGGCGGCGGAGATGGCCGAGGCGTACATGCGCCGGTCTGGCATGGCGCCATCAATCACTGAAGGAGTTGGTTATGCAACAAGGCAAGAGGGACCGTTCTACCGAGTCGCGCCCTCAGATCCTGAGCTCGCTCGATTCGCGCATCGAGGCACTAGAGAAGCGTCTGGGGAAAGTGCCGAAGCGTCCCCAAGAGGAATTGGAGGCCAGTTTCCGCAATCAGTATCGGATGAGTCGATCCGGCAAACGTTAGCCGATCCAAGCAACTTCGTGATGCAGGCGGCCAACAGGTACGCCATGGATAAATCCGGGCAAAGCTACACGTTGCCCATAATCCCGGAATCCTCTCTTGTCAAGCAGTCGCCCATTGGACGTGTTTTCCAGTTGGGCGCAACGGATGATCCG